GCTGCGCAGGAGTTTGAGTGCCGACCATCGCCGGTGACCGGAGACGATGACGTACCGCCCGTCCTCCGTCGGCCTTACCCGGATGGGCTGCTGGAGCCCGCAAAGCTCAATGTTGGCCGCCAGGTCCTCCAGGCCGGTCAGGCTGTAAAAATTGCCCGGGTCGGCCTCCAATTTGTCCAGGCTGATGTACTCGATGGCCTCCCGCGATGTGTCCGAATCGGACACATTCCCCACGGCAGCGGCAAAGGCCGCCGTGATATCAAACTTTGCCATTACTTTGCCGCCCCCTCTTCCAGGAACTCTGCTACAAAGGCCCGGTAATCTTGGGCCGCCGCGGAACGGGGCGACCAGCTCACCACCGGCTCCCCCGTCCAGGTGGACTCGTCCACCTTGGGGCTGCGCCGGATGTGGCTGGCAAAGACATGAACCGGGGCCTGCTCCCGCAGCAGCCTCTCTCCCTGCTCCACCGTGTCCGAGCGGTACCACATGGTGGGCAGGCAGCCCGCCACATGCACGTCCGGGTAGATGCTCCGCAGGCGGTCAATCTGGGCGGTAAGCTCATTCATCCCCCGCACGCTGTAAGCATCCACTTTGATGGGGATGACCACGTCGGTGGAGGCGGCGATGGCCGCCGCGCAGGCCGGGGACAGCGCGGGTGGGCAGTCAATCACGATGCAGTCGTAGGCGTCATCCTCCGCCACCGCGTCCCGCAGGTCACGGATGGCCCGCAGGTTGGGCCGCTCCCCCTGGAGCAGATCCACGTCCAGGTTGCGCAGCTCGTCGTCGGCCGGCAATACGTCCAGGCCCCGGATGCTGCTGTGATACAGCAGGTCGTCGTAGTAGGCGTCCGGTATGGTCAGCAGCCCCGCCAGGGTGTTGTACTCCCCCGGCGGGAGCAAAGACTGGGTGGCGTTGGCCTGGGGGTCTGCATCAATGAGCAGCACCCGCTGTCCGTACTCGGTGGCCAGGATGGCGGCCACATTGACGGCGGTGACGGTCTTTCCGACGCCGCCCTTCAGGTTTACAATGGCGATTGTCTTCACGTTTATTGTCCTTTCTCTGTCTTAAAATTTGAAGCTCTCCCGCAGGATTCCCCGCCCGGTGTCCACCCGGACGGTGAAGTAGCGGTGGGCGCGGTTGATGTACTCAATATGCCCGGTCACCCGCCGGGGGATGGTTTTTGGGTCCTTGCCCCCAATTTCCGCGCCGAAGGCGGCGGGGACAAAGGTGTAAGCCTCACCGATACGCATATGGACTTCTCCTCTCCGATGCGGCGCAGCGCCCAGGCCAGGGCCTCCGCCACCTCCTCATGCTCGGCCCGGCGGGCCGCGTCCACCCGTGCCAGGGCGGCATGCCGGCGGCACTCCGCCTCAATCAGCTCCAGCCGCCGTTCGCTTCCCATAGGGCTGCCTCCATTTCCGCAAAGTCATTTGTTCCGGCCCTTCCTGGGCCTTCGTCGGCCGGTTGGCGAGCGCAGTAACCCGGCTGGACGCCATAGAGAAAGCCATATTGCACCGGCCCACAGAACCGTGCCGGTTCTTGGCCAGGTTGACCTCCAACATGGAGGGCACGTTGGGGTCTACTGTGCCCGGGTCGGCGTAGTAGTCTTCCCGGTAGAGGAAGATTACCCCGTCGGCGTCCTGCTCCAGCGATCCGGTGTCACGCAGGTCGGAGAGCTGTGGGTGCTTGTCCATACGTTTTTCCACCTCACGGTTGAGCTGGCACAGCACCAATACCGGGATTTTCAAGGACCGGGCCAGATTTTTTAGAGCCCCGGAGATCTCCGTGGTGTACTCGTACCGATCCGCCCGCCGGAGCTCCCCTGGCGGCGCGATCTTGCCGAAATAGTCCACCACCACCAGCCGCAGGCCGCCGATGCTCCGGGCCAGCGTGCCGATATCGTCCACCGTCATGGTGGGGGCCTCGTTTGAGTACAGGGAGAGTGTGGAGAGCTGGCTGGCAGCCTGGGCCGTTTGGGCGGCCTCTGCATCGGTCAACGGCTGCATAAGCAGCCGCTCGGACGGGATTCCGGTCAGTCGGGAGATGCGCTTGGCAGCTAACTGATCGCTGTCCATCTCCAGCGAGATAAAGAGCACCGGGTCGGCCTTGGCCACGCGGTCGGCGATGTTCAGCGCCAGGGTGGTCTTCCCCATACCTGGGCGCGCGGCCAGCAGATAGAGCCCGCTGTTGATCATCCCGCCGCCCAGCAGGCTGTCCAGGGCCATGTAGCCGGTGCAGACGTATGCCTTGCCGTCCCCGCTCTCCACCGCCTCCCGCTGCCGGTAGAAGGCGGTCAGGATGTCCGTGGGGGTGGCCAGCCTCCCAGCGCTGCCCTGACGCTCCAGCTTGTCCAGCGTCTGGCGGGCCTGGGCCAGCGCCTCCGCTACCGGCGTCCGGTTGGTCACCCGGCTATGTACGGTCTCGGCCAGCTCCATCAGGCCGGAACGGAGAACATCTTCCTGGACGATGCGGACGTGCTCCTCCACGTTGGCCGCCGTGGCAGCCAGCTCCATCAAGCCGAAGAGATACTCCCGGGATACTGGCGCGCCCATCTTGGCAGTCTGATCAAAGACAGTTACTGGGTCGACAGAGCCGCCCGCCCGCTCCAGGGACAGCACGGCTTCATAGACGGCCCGGTCAGAGGCCAAGCGGAAGTCGGCGGGCCGCAGTGACCGCTCTACTGTGGGCAGGCAGGCGGGGGACAGCAGGATGGAACCCAGCACACTCTGCTCCGCCGCCGGATCCCAGGTCAGATCAGCCGGATTCATCTGGCACCAGTACCTCCTCTCCGTCAACGATCGCCATGTGCCAGCCCGTCATCTGCTGGGCCGCCGGCCGGCCCTGTGCCCTGGGTCTGGGTGGCTCGTCCGTCCACCGCTGGTTGCGCAGGTAACGGCAGGCGTAGGGTACCGGCCAATCCGGTTCCTTGGTCTGCCACAGCAGCGCCCGTGCAATGGCGTCGATCAGCTCGTCCCCTGGCTTGAGCCTGTCCCATTCTCGGACGGCACTCACCCGGTCTTCATGCCGGGGGTAGTACGCCCAGAACTTTTCAAACCGCTCCGGCTTCCAGGCAGGGACGCTCTTTGCCTTTTTCTTTTTGGGCGGTCCCCCTTGGGGGACTATAGGGGGTATATGATCAGATCTTGTATTGATCTCTCCGACATTTTTGTCAGGAGGGGTGGTGACAATTTTGTCAGGAGGGGTCCCGACATTTTTGTCGGGAGGGGGTGCCCCCGCCCCCTCAGTGTTGTAGATGGCATAAATCCGCCGCTCCAGGACCTCCTGCGTGGCCGTGTCCCGTACCACGTCAACCCGCAGATAGCCGCGGTCCACCAGCGTGGACAGCAGGCGGGTCACGCTGCGCTCAGACAGGCCGAAGAGGTCGGAAAAGTAGCTGTTCTGTGCGTAGCAGTATCCCAGCTTGTCCGACAGGGCAGTCACCTCGCCATACAGCAGCTTGGCGTTTGGCGGTAGCTCCTTGTCGTACCGCACTGAGGCGGGGATCAGAGCCCAAAACCCCGGCTGTTCGTTTCCCTGGTTCATTCGGCGCACCACCCCCTTGTGCAAATCAAAATTGTGTGCTATAATACAGATGTCTTCACGTTAGGCTCTAGTCACTGTGTCCAAGTGGCTGGGGCCTTCTTTTTTATCCCCGTCCTCCGGCAAGCGGACCCATAGGAGGTCATAGTGCTTGCGCATTTTTGCCGGCGACAAGGTATGGCCTCCCCCGTACATCCAGGTGCGCCCGGCCACTACCTCCAGCCGCCCGACGACATACCTCTCACTGCGGGCCGAGGTCTTGGGGACCATGTGCAGGGCAATCAGCTCCCCATCATACGGGCCCAGCTCGCCCCGCCGCCTCAGGTCCAGCGGTCTCCAACGCTCCATCAGCATGATTCTGCCTCCTTCTGTTTTTGCAGGCGCTCCAGTACGGCCCGCCTGCGCCGGGCGAGACGCCTATGGCGGTACTGTTCCCGGTCCAACCGGGCCAGCTTGGCCCCGTAGGCCGGGTCCCCTGTCCGGGCGCAAAACTGGTGCAGACGCCCCAGCTCGTCCGCGGCGTGCTCCCAGTCCAGGGCGCTTTCCAGCAGGGCCTCCGCGATGGTGTTATAGTCCCGATTGCTGAGCTCCAGCCGTATCATGCTCATGCGCTCAGCACCTTTCCCATGAGCGCCGACACTCCGGCCAGCCGCAGATCCAGCGCCTCCTGGACGTGGCGCACCATGACCTCCTCCAGCTCCCGGAGGCGGTAGGTAGGCAGGTCTCCCCTCTTGTACTTCACCAGGAGGCCGGGGCTGATGTTGTATGTCCACGTCCCTGCCTCCCCGCTGCAAACGGCAAAACCGAAGGGTGCCCGCTCTTCCCGCAGGGCGCGGTAGATGGTGGGGGACGACCAGCCTATGTATCGGGCCGCCACATCAATCGGCACGTTGTCATACGCCATGATCTCCTCGTCCGTGAGCGGCCGCTTGGTTGCCTTTTTCACTCTACTCCCTCCTCAAGATGTCCCTGTTTGGCGTAGCGCACGGCCATGGCGGCCTCCACCAAGTCGCCCAGCTCCGCCACGATGGTGTCGAAGATGGGGCGCTCCTGATCGTCGATAATGCCGTCCTTGCCGATGCGCAGCAGCTCCCGGTCCCGGTGGGCGTCCACAAAGCCATATACCCGGTCTAGCAGCTCCATGATGGCCTCCGGGAGCCGCACCTCTCGGATATCCGGCACGATGCTCCGCGCCATGTCGGCGCTGGCCCGCAGGTGCTGGATGCCCAGGAGCTGGCTGTCGTAGGCAATGACCATCAGGTCCACCACCTCCGGGGGCGGGATGCGCTGGCCGGTCTCATAGGCCCGGATGGAGCTGTCCGAGATCCCCAGCTTTTCCGCGGCTGCTTCCTGGGTCAACCCCTTCGCCTCGCGGGCGATTTTGTAGATATTCCGCCTGTCTTGCGGCATGGTAATCACTCCTCCCTGGGGGTACAATATTGGCATGAGGTCAGACGGCCGCCTCGAAAAGCGCCGCCTCGGGAATCTGGTCCATCCGCCCATTCTGGCGGAGGATCAGGATGGTGGGCTCGTGGCCCCGGAGGGTCAGGCGCACCGCGTTCTTGGTGACTATCTCGGCGCACTGCACCTTGTCAATGTCATAATGGTTCTCAATCCAGCGGCCAATCTGCCGCTGCTCCGGTGTGCAAAACATAAGTAACTCCTTTCTCAGCTTGCGGCCCCGGTTCCGCCCCCAGGCGGCTCGGAGCCGTAGAGGGCGTCGATGCTGCATTGCAGGACGGCGGCCAGCCGGGGCAGCTTGTCGGCGCTTGGCAGCGCCGTCCCCTGCACCCATTTGGTGATGCAGGAAGGCGATACTCCCATGGCGTCGGCCAACTGGATGCGCTGGATGCCCCTCTGCTCCATCAACTCGCAGATCCTCACCTCTTCACCCCCTCCAAATTTGGTGTTGTCCGAGACTGTTCGATGTGGTATGATAAATTTGACTAGAAGTGTAATGTAAGCGGATGTGATTGACGTGCCTACTACCCTTTTAACTTTGGCAGAGGAACTTGCCCCCTATGTAGTAGCTATTATTTCTGTTCTCGGTGTCGTGTTCACCGCTTACCATGAGCGGGCCTCTCAGTTAAAAGCGGCCTATTTTCAGAAGATGTCCGATGCTTATGAGCAGTACTTTGATGCCTTAGTACGTTATGTCTACAACGATCCTCCAACTGGAGGCACTTCTTTGGTCGTTGCCACCCATACCGCTGCGCTTTATGCGTCCGCAGAAATATCACACCACTTACAACTACTGACAAAGATGGCTCTTTCCTATCGGCAGTCTGGCACCCCAGACATACATGAATTGACCGGATATCTCGCCGACTTTTCTGCCCGTCTCCACCGGGATGTCGCTTATTCTGCCTCTCAACAAGGGCGGCATCGGGGTTCCTAGCCGGGAATCCTATATCAAGGACTCGAATAGGCACATCAGGCTCTGGACGCAAAAACATCTTTATCATTCCCTAATCTTTGTCTGTGGGCGTTGCCGCGCCCTCTGGTTTACCTGTGGTTAAATCATAATCTCGTTTTTCGAGATTGTCAATCTTATTTTACGAGAATGCTCAAGATTGTGCAAAGCGCATAATCTAAATATCTAAGATTTAGCAAAAAGGACGGTGGGTGCATGTGAGTCCAGATCTTGAGCGCATTTTTTATCGGCTTAAAGAAATGGGGCTTGAACAAAAAGCATTTGCTCAGGCCCTGGGGACAACCGATAAAACGGTAAGCGCCTGGAAAACAGGCCGCTCAAAGTCCTACACAAAATATTTACCCCAGATTGCAAAAGTAATTGATATGCCAGTTGAATATATTTTGACTGGAGAAAAAAAAGAGCCCGCCCCCGCTCCGAAGAATGGGGATGAGCTAGATCGTGATGCCATCATGGCGGCATTCATTGGCGGGGACATGGATATGAGCCCCGAGGAGAGAGACGCCCTGTGGGATGATGTGTACGAATACGCCAGGTTCAAGGCCGAACAGTGGAGGAAAAAGAAAGATCAGGAATGAATCTTTATGAGCTCTATGATTATGCCGTGGACCAGGGGATTGATGTAGATTGGTACACCATGCCCTTCACCAAGTCCTTCTCGATTTTCATTCCATCGCTTGACCGGCGTGCGATCGCGCTGGACCCGTGGAAATTCGAGACTGTAGCAGACGAGTTCACCACCCTGGGCCACGAGGTAGGTCATTGTATGACCTACAGCTTCTATAACCGCTGGGCGGCCTGCGATATAAAGAAAAAGCATGAGAACCGGGCCGACAAGTGGGAAATCGAGCAGTTCCTTCCCCTGGACGCTCTGGAGGCCGCCGCGCACGAAGGCTGCACAGAGGTCTGGGATCTAGCCGAGCGTTTCGGTGTTACTGAGGATCTTGTCCGCAAGGCCATCTGCTGGTATAAGCATGGTAACCTTGCGGTGGATCAATACTTATGAATGTGTCCAACTTGGACACATTGGAGGATTGGGAGAATGAAAAAGGGTGCCTTACTTTTGGGGGTCTTGGCTCTGACGCTTGCCGGGTGCTCGGCGTCTAAGCCCGATATGTACGTCGAAGATGGTGCGTATAACTTGTCCGCCCAAGAGTATATCGACCGCATCAATGAGGTTGTTGCGATCCAGAATGATAGCCGGTATTTGGAAATCCCTGACTTTGAGAGTTCCGGGGAAACGATTGAAATTGACTCTTTTTTCTTGGAGGTTAAGATCTCAACCAATACAGATGGCAATATAACCGAAATAAAATACTCCTGGGATGGTGCTCGGGATGACATTGGATATAGCGTCGGCTTGTACACCGGGTATACGATGGAGCTGCTTGGATTCGGCGATAGCGATGCGGCATATGACCAGCTTGACATGATGAACCCTGCTTCGACTGGTTATGAGACCTCGTACTCTGAGGCCGGGACGCTATTCAGCTATTGGGTATATGGGTATGGCCAATATAACCATCTGACCATAGCGCCTGAAGAGGCATAATAGCAGACGAGCCGGGGCCACGGCCCCGGCCTCTTAAAACGCCAGAAATCGAACATTTGTATCATGCAAGGAGTAAACGCCATGAAAATCACCGTAATGCAGGTCAACAGTGAACTCGCCAGCACCGGCGTCTCAGTCTACGTGGACGGGCAGCTCCTGGGCAGTATCGGCCCCGGCGGCAGCGTCTCGGCGTCGGTGGACGCCCCTGCATGCTGCCTCCTGGTGGAGTGCGGGGTTTACCGCCAGGAGCTCACGCTGGAGCAGAGCGCCGTCCTACAGGTCTCCTGGGGCCTCACCACACCTGAGATGATTGTCAGTCACGCCAAGAAATAAGGGGGCCTATTCATGCGACGTGCAAACGGCACCGGCTCCATTGTAAAGCTCTCAGGCAACCGCCGGCGGCCCTATCTCGTGAAGATCTCCACCCGGGATAAAGACGGCTACGTGCGCCAGGTGGCGCTGAGCTACCACGCCAAGCTCCAGGAGGCCCAGGAGGCGCTGGAGGCGTATAACCGCAAGGCCACTGCCGGGCAGGCTCCCCGTGCAGATATGCTGTCCTGGACGGTGGGCCAGGTATATGCCGCCTGGTCGGCGCGGGAGTATCCCCGCCTGGGGCTCGCGTCTGTCACCTCCCACAAGGCAGCCTGGAATAAGCGGCTATCCCGCTATGAGACCGAGAAGATGCGTTCCATAACCCTGGATGACTGGCAGGCCATTCTGGACGAGGGGGAGGACGAGGGCCGCTCCCAGTCCAGCATCAACAACGATGCCCTCCTGATCCGGGCGCTCAATGCCTACGCCATGATGCGGGACATCATAGGCAAGGATTACTCCGCCTATCTGGACGTCCCCACCGTGGGCATCAAGGTAAAAAGAGGCTCCTTCAGCGACTTACAGGTGGCCGCCCTGGAGAAGCTGGCCGCCGCTGGCTATCCTGGGGCAGACAGCGCCCTGATCATGTGCTATACCGGCCTGCGGGTCTCCGAGCTGCTCTCTCTCACGCCATTCTCCTATCACCCGGAGGAGGGCGGATACCTCCAGGGCGGCGTTAAAACGGATGCCGGCCGAACCCGCATCATCCCGATCCACACCAAGATCGCCGGCTATCTCCGGGACTGGATTGCCCAGGAGGGCCGGCCGACCGCGGCGCAGTATCGAGCCCTCCTGTTCCGGCCGCTGGCGGAGGAGCTGGGCTGTCCCGACGCCACTCCCCACTGGTGCCGGCACACATTTGCCACCCGTCTGTCCCGTGCCGGCGTTGAAGAGCTCACCATCAAGCGGCTGCTTGGCCACTCCATCAAGGGCGACGTGACCCAGGTCTATATCCACCCCACCGTCACCGACCTGGCCAGGGAGCTGCGCAAGCTGGCATAA